CTTAGTTGTCTTAACATTATCATCAAAAAATTTCATCACATCATTTTTATTTGATGCTTTCTTTTTGTAGACACTCTCTAATAAAAGATACTCCGTTAACGATGTTAGATAATCTTCATCGGCTGTGGACGTTTTATTTCTTGGCCCAGGAACATCATTATGAAAGTAGTAAGCAAATTCATAATCCTGAGGAGTTACTTTCTTTGGTTCTTCTTCAACCGCAGGGTCTTTATCACCAGGTATTGGAGTTACTTCTTTTTTAAATTCTGCTTTAACAACCTCAGGTTCAGGATATGTTGTTATGATATCATATATGTCTTGATAAGTAAATTGAGGGAACCTCAACGCCAATTCATATATATCATACTTTCGACACCCAGCAAAGAAACTATCCACAATAGCATTAACCCTACTATTACTTTCGTCTTTTAATTCTTTATCAACGATGGCGTTTAATATCGATGGGTGGTCCACAATTATCTTCCATGATAGACTACCAATTCTACTGGTGTTGTTATATGTATATACTGGTTCAGGACGACCCAAAAATTCATTTGAATTCCAATTTGCTGAATTCGTTTCAGAAACGCTCATATCATATGGTGGGAACCACATTATACGACCTCCGTTTGGTCCTCTTTCACAATGTGGTAAGTCTTGGTATGTAAACCCTTTTTTACGTGATGTTCTCCACGCTAAGTTTTCCAATGAGAACATGTATTTTTTCACACCATCTTTACTAAAATCATTACCAGTTAAGTTTGTTGACTCATCACCTCTGATTGGTGCAATATTTAAATTATATGTTCTATCAAGTACTGAATACGTAAACTTACGACCTGATTCAGTAATACCGTCACCTTTTTGTAAATCCGCCATAGAATAATATGGAGTATCTTTAGTAAACACTCTACAATATTCTTTACCTACAATAGCACCACCTTCATCTTTATAAGCAATAACTCTTGAACCTTTTGTTAATTCTCTAGTACCGTCATGAAATACTTTCGATACTTGGTCAATAGCATTACCCACATGTTGTAGTCTCTTAACACCTGTGACCTCATCGGCAGAATTAATTAATTGTTGAGTATTATCTAAAATAGAACCCTTCGTAAACTCATAGTCACCAGCACCACCAACAGATTGATTGGCTTGGAATGTTGTTTGAATACCTGTTTCCGTCCAATCACCGTCAATAGTACCATAGAATTCTGCACCTCTACCAACTTTCTGTCCTGCCGAGTCTTTCCTCTTTGGCGACACCCATGTGAACCCTCCTTGAACTCCACCACCATCATATGTTGATGTTTGGTTTAATCCAAATTTAAACTGGTTTTCTTTTTGTTCGTTTTCGTAAATTTTGGCAACCTCATCATAACCAAAAACTGGTGATTGTGTTTTGTTACCGTCTTGGTCTAATGGTAATGAATCTTGAGGTGCAACAATATCACTAACCTCCTGTTGTGAACTACCAACATAGTAATTTTGTTTTGGTACTTCAGTAAATAAATCAGTTAAGAAATTTTTGTTATAATCAGGTACATACCTGTTCATTGATAACCCCTTAAATAATCTTGACCTTTGTCCACCACCAGTGTTGTCCAAGAATGTTTGCATTCCTGTTTTTTCTGTTGGTAATTTTAGAATTCCTCTCTTATCAAATAAACCTGTAACCGCATTTGCTGCTTGGTTTAATAATAATTGTCTTGGCTCAGTACTAAAATAGTCACCAGGTATCCACGAATATGGTGAATACACACCACTAATACGACTGATAAAATCTAATCCCTTTGCAAAAATATTTTTTGGTACAGATATTTTCCAATCTCTTTCAATAATCGTTTTGTTACCCGTAACAATACCTAATAAATCGTATGGGTCTTGTAATGCATCTATAGCATTTACCCTACCTAATGTTTGTTGATACGTTTCTTGGGCGACCCTATATTCAAATTCAGACTTTAAAGAGTCGGCAGCAATCTTAGCTAAATTAGAGTCTTGAGATAAAGAACCATTGTCACCCTGTGGGTTATTACTGGTTAAAAGACTAAATGCGTTGTATGTTGATGAAATAAATGTGAAATACCCTTCTTTACCTATTAATGCTGTTGATGATGGGTTAATAACATCGTCCACACTTAAAGGCATACCATAACCCCCTTCAGGACCATAAAGATTTTTTACATATGCGTTTTTTGATTCGTCTTCACCGATAACCTCAACCTCAACCGAATCAACCACCGCTTGGTCGTTTAGGTTAAATTCAGTAGTTCCTGGTTCACTATTAGGTACAAAACCATCGCTGTTGTATGGTTGTAAATTCTTAACCAATAACTTCTTTCTGAAGTTTTCTGTTGAATCAAATGATAATGGACTTGGCATCTAATTATTCTTTATACATAAATAGATGCATATATAATTTTATGTTGTTTGTGAATTCTAAATTTACGAAACTCTACTATTCGAATTACTACGGTAGTTGTATGAATTCAAACTATTATTCATTTCTTTTTCTAAATCGGCAATAAATTGTTGGTTGTTGGCCAATGCTCTTCCAAGAACATCATTATCAATACTAGCATTAGTTAAGATATTTTCTAATGAAAGATTTATATCTCCTGAAACCGCTAGTTGTATAGGTTCTGATGAACCACCTGTTGGTGCACCATTCATATTGTTAATTGTTGCATTCTCAATTGCATTGATAGAGGCTGAAGACATACCATTTATTAACTCTCGTTGACCTGCAGTTGCTGATTCACTACTAAGTAATTCTCGTTGACCTGCAGTTGCTGATTCACCACTAAGTAATTCTCGTTGTCCAGCATTAACATTTCTAATAATGACATTACCATTATCAATTTCAAGCCAACCCGTATCTCTAATTGCATCCGATACACTCTCCCATCCTTTTGTCATCGGTTCAATAAGATTTTTATTAAAATCAAAATTTTCTAAAGCAGGTATAAATTTATCTTCAATAGTTTTAGAAAAAGTATTAAGACCATCAACCATTGCACCAACAAAATTATCAGCATCTTCAGGTTCTAATTTTAATTGAGTTGTTACTGTTCCCACAGCATTTACGGCAGATGGTGGAAGATTTATTTCACTTTCTCTCTTTAAAAAACTAGTAGTTAATAAATCTTGAGCTTTACTTATATTTTCACCGAATGTTTCAAATCCTCCCGATTGTATTAAGTTCAACGTTGTAAGTTTTACTAATGTGTCTTGAGCATTTTTAATCTCATCTAAATAACCCATAGAAGTTTTTGCTACATCTAATTCAGACATTTTATTAACATCTAACATTTTTTGTAACTCGGCATAGTCATCACCAACCAATTCATTAAATCCTTGACCTATCTTTTTAATTGAACCGTCAGGCATTGTTATTTCTAAATTACCGTTAGCACCTATCTTTCCTAAACTAGCAATTAATTCTTTTTGTTCTTCAGGAACGTTAAACTCATCAAGTAATTTAAGTTTTTGTGTTCTCTGAGCCGCGTTCATCGCCATTTCACTAAACTCCTCATAACTACGTCCAGCTAAGTTGGCAGCTTCCCTCATACGATACATTTGTGTAACAGGGATATCAAACTCACCCGTCTCTTCATTAAATTGTATGGACGCTGCAGACATTTTAACTAATTCATCCTGTAATCCCGCCATATCGGTTTGAGCCATGTTAAGTAATCGGAATGGGTTTCCTAAATCTCCTACTGCCCCTCCTAACATTTGGAAACCAGCGGCAGTTTCAATTGCTTGAGCAGGGTCTAATAATTTTTCAGCAAAAGATTTCGTAGCACCCATATCAATTCTTAATGCTTGTGCTTGTGCTACCATTTTAGATAATCCGTCAACACCACCCTTGAAGTTATAACCAACCATTAGTTTCAGGTTCTTATTAACTTGGTCCATAAATTGACTAACATTTAACCCATAAGAACGTGCTTCTTTGGTCATACCTTCCATCATCACTAGAGTCTCATCTGTAGTATACCCTAAAGTATCAAATGAAGTTGCCATATCCGCCAATTGTTGTGCGGTCATGTTTGCCGTAAATCCTAATGCCTGAAATCTTGTAATTTGTTGGTCAGTAAAGAAGGTGTTTCTTTGCATCGCAGTATTCAACGCACCAAATAACTCGATGTTTTTTTCAGCATTAATACCTATAAGACCTGTAGATTTGGTTGCCTGAGCAATAACATCTTGTACTTGATTACTAACAACTCTAGTTTGACCTAATGTTTGTCTTACCTGATTAGCTGTTTGACTATTAATTGCGGCTGCCTGATTTATAACTCTCTGTACATCAGTAACACTATTTTTTAGATTTTGGGCAAAGTTTTTTAAACTAATTTCCGCTAACTCTATATTTTCAACAATTGTTTGAGTATCCGCTTTTAAACCTCCGTTATTTTGGAAAAACATATTCTTATTTTACAATAAATATTCTTTAACGAGATTTATTACGTTGTTTTTCGTACTCTTCTTCTCTTTTTGTAAATTCTTCAGATAATTTGTTGATGAAATACTTTCTTTCAAATGTAGGCATAGACATCATATCCGTGTAAGACATATTAACATGCTTACTCAGATAGTAGAACTCATCGAGCATAGTTTTCTTGTAATCAGAAGAAAGGACGAAAAAACTCCGCCCCAAAAGTGATACGTACATTCACTTTTTCTCCTGACGGGGCTGTAACGGTTCTATTAAGGTCTAAACGTGGTTCACAATCTATCATAGTAGTTCTGATAAATTTAGAGTCCATAATAGGTAACGTATTTACAAATGTTGCAATTTTTTCTCTATTAGTATCACCATCAATTGAAACAATGTGTTTTTCTAATCTTCGTGTAACTATTGGTACTGTTACACCTTCTGGATATGAATCTTGTAATTTACTTAACTCATTAGTATCACCAATATTTAAAAGTCTACACAAAATATTACTTCCTGTTTTTGGTAAGTTCATTTCGAAAAGACCCTCGTTATTTGGTTTTATCTTAGGTTGAATAATATTTAATTCGTCAAGTAATACCGTAGTTTCAAAGTCTTTACCTGTTTTAGGGTCTTTTAATTTAAAATTGTAGTCAGAACCAAACGCAGTATTTCTTAAAAATATAAGGATAGCTTCAGCATCTCCATCCAACATTTCATTAACATTAAAATCAGGTTCATAAATTTTATTCTTTAATAATGTTGTCACTAAGTTTTGATTATTACTAGAGGAAAGTAAGATGTTTTCATCCTGAGCAGTTAGATAACCCACCTTTAAAGTTTTCTTTTTGTTTTTATAAAAAAGTCCTTGTGAAGGTAGTGGTACCACATCGTGTGGTAAGTTCATATTGATTTGTCCGTATTGTTGTGATTGGTCCATATTTGTTAAAATAAAAAATCCATAGAGATACAATGACCTCTATGGATTAAATATATGATTGATTGATTTTTAATCAATACTATTTTTATATTAGTAAACCAAAATACATCTATCTGGACGTAACGTCGCTGAAATTGTAGCTAACGCATCATCACTATAACCTAAACTATCAAAATTAACATCTGTTAAGAATGTTCCTTGAAGAATCCACTTCTCCACTGCCACCCCTGTTGGGTCCAACATTTCTAAGTCAATGTCTTTTTTGTATCCCGCAGCATAACCCATACGTCCTGTTACAGACTCAGAGTGTAAACGAACCCACTCCATCAATGCTTGAGAAGCTGATGGACCGATTGGGTCACGGAAAGTAACGTTTATGGTATTCCAAGTGAATCTACCAGCCACATACGTAGATGTGTTTAAGAAAGGTATTTCTGTCGCCCCAATTTGGATGTTTGGTCTTGATGTAGACTCAACGTACCAAGAGTTAATACCTAATGAAGAAGGAAACGATAGGATAAACCTATTTTTTCTTTTTGGTTCATAAGGAACGGGCATTTTCATTAATAAATCAGCCATAGTATTTTGGTTTTTCTGTTCTTTAGTTTATTTTATAATAAATATCAACTACAAAAGTTTTTCTATTTACTTTTTATTATTTTTCGGTAAGTTCCACTAGAAGAAAATAAAAACTAGTTAAAATAATTTAAATTTCTTGTTTATCTCCTCCTTTAGTTAAATAGGTTCTTACTGGTTTATCTTCGTACTCTGAATCTAAAAATGCTTTGATTTTTTCCACATTTCCTGGGTCGTCATCTGAAAACCCAATCATCGGTACGAAATTATTTTTTACATCATTTTTAAGGAACGCTCTTTTTCCAAGTATTTCACTCATCTCTTTTACATAAGCAATAAACTCTCTTAGTGCTTTAATCTTCCCTTCTTCAGGGTTTGATGCTGACCCCTCCCCGTATGTTACAGGATAATATTTACAAAGGTCCAAATAGTCATTAATCATAATTTGGATATCCTTTTCAGTGTCACCCACCATATTACGGTATTTTATTAAGTTTTGTACCAATATTTCTTTACTGATACCGTTATGGTCGGTCACAATATAATTATATATTGCATCTCTTAATACTGACGGTGTATGTCCTCTTGCAGTAATAATTGCAAAGATTGAACCACCGTTAATACATTCAACAAAATCATCCCATGAAGGACCAACAGATGCCATCATAGAATCAATAATGAATGCTTTATCACCTTGTACCCCAAAATTTCTATAAGGGTCATTAGCATAACCAACAATCATTTCACCGTTGTATTCAAAAGGTTCTTTACCAATCAACCCTCGGTAGTCTGCAAAATCCTCAGTAGACATCCCCATTTCTTGGTCATCTTCCGTTAAAACAATGATTTGAGTGGGCATCGTTACGATGTTATCGTCCCAATCAAAAGCATAGTATTTTAAATCAGGACTACCTTCAGGGTCAAATCCTTCACGAAGTTGTTTTTCTTCGTAAAATTCTCTGATGATTCTTTTAATCGACATTATTTTGTTGAGTTTAGTTTTTCAATTAATCTTTCTAATTGTGATTCAGAAATCACAATGTTTTGTGGTTTTTCTGAAAAAGATTTTTTACCATTAGATTTTACATCTAATGTTTCGTTAAGAGTTTTCTTTGTGAATTCCATGTTTGTATATTTATTTAAACGTTTAATAAAGGCTAATGGGGACCACATCGTAGTCCCCATATTATAAATATAATGAGTGATTAAATATCCTCAAATGATGCACCTGTCGGAGTAATTAAGAATTCAATATCAATGAATTCAAGTGCTCTTGTCGGTTTCAAGTAAATCTTACCTGTTAATGTATTAGAGTCTAAATCCTCAGGTGTGTTAGAAACTGTTACTCTAAAGTCAATCAAACCTCTGTCTCTTCTGATACCATCCAAGATTGGGTTAACTGAATCTAAGAACTCTTGTCTAACTTGTTCGTCATTCTGTTCGAACAACAATCTAACAGCTACTGCTGAAATCAGTTTACGAGCTTGTAGTAACAATCTTCTTACGTTTATTCTGTCAAGTGCAGATTCTCTAACCTGTAGAGTTTTGTTACCCCAAATCACTGTACCCACATCTGAGAAGGTTGCGATTGGGTTTAATCTACCCTTATACAAGATATCTCTGTCTTCTTGAGTTAATTTCTTACGTGCTTTAACACCGTTTACTAAACCTCTTGTGTAACCCGCTGAAGCGAACCATGGGAACGCGATGTTATCAGTTAACGCTAAGTTTCTAACAACCTCCGCAGTTGGTGGAATGTAGATTTGAGTGTTATTAACTGAATCTCTTGTTAAAATCCATGGGTAGTAAGTTGCTGTGTAGTTAGAATCAATATCTGTTTCTTCTAAGTTGTCAACCGCTTCTTCAGGATAAATGAAGTTAGTGTCAAAATCACCTAAAGTTGGTACAAACATTTTGTAGTCAGGAGTTGTACAGATATAGATTGAATCTGCTCTGTCCGTCTCAACCATATCAATAGCTTCTTCAACAAGGTTTGAATTATTTACATAATCAACACCTGGTGTTGTGAATACATTAATGTTAACCGCTTCAGGGTTTTTGAATGTATACTGACCCCATAAGTAAGAATAGTAGTCAGTGTTACCCCACGTTAACTGGTCAGGACCTGTAATTTGTTTAAACGCTCCCCAACCTGTTGATGTTGGATAAGTAATAGACGGTGCAGCACCTGCTCTATAACCAGCAGCACCTAACTGATATCTATCACCGTTAGTTCTGTACTCTCTATAGATGTCCCATCCATCAAAACCACCTGAAGGTGCGATTGTAAATTTACGTGAGTTTAATTTGTAATATGGACTTGACTCATCAGTTGGTTCAGTTCTAAACTGTGCAACACCAACTTCAAATGCCGACTGACCTGATGTTGTGTAACCCGCAGGGATTGTAACAACTGTTGCTCCTGAATCCATGTGGAAACCTTTTGTTAGGTATGCCCATGGTGTTGACTCAGTAGCCGTTTGTAAGTCTGTTGGATTTTGTTTACCTTTATAATTAAAGAAGTCATAATCAATACCCATAGTATTAGAAACACCTAAGTAAGTTTTTCTAACCTTATCACCACCTGACCTTGTTTCATTATCAGTTCCTGTTGAACTACCAAACGGTGGGTTATAGATAACTTGACCTGGTGTGTAATATTCTGTCTTATATTCTAAGAATGGTGATTTAGCACCTGAATATTGTCTTGTTAAATATCCACGGAAACCACAAGGTAATGAATCGATTGGTGCATCTTCATTCATCTCTAACATGATAAATTTAGATTTTAATTCGAAATCACCGTTAGCTGTACCTATCTTCTTAGCGACAAAACTATTTTGACCTGGGTCCATTGTACAGTTAGTGAATTTTTCAATTACCACAGGATTAGCGTCAGTATCAAAGAAGTCACGAACAACAACATCAAAAGTTCCATTATTAAATGAAATATTGATAATTGAAATTTTTACCTCTCTGTTTGCTGAATTACCGTCAGATACTGTAATAAATTTAAACATATCGTAAACCTTACTACCTCTAAGTTCTGAAACAACATATGGAGTTTCAGGTGTTTGGTAACGGTCTAAGTACCAACCAATACCTGTATTGTTAGTGTCAGTTCTTGCACCTTCTAAAGATAAAAATGAAGTGTTAAGACCTCTAATTTTACCTTTTCTATAACCAATGTTTAACATTGAATGGTAATCTTCTTCTAAGAATAAAGGTACATCGGTACGAGGTTTAGCAAAGTTTGATTTACCAAATACTTTAGATATGTAATTTGAACTTGATATGTTAAACGATGTTTTAAACGTAAATGTATCACCATCAATTGCAGTTGCATCAATTGCGAATGTTGCAAATGGATTTTTAGTGATTGCCGAGTATGGACCTGATGAATCAATAGACGCATCGGTTAATCCTGACACCTCATATACTGGACCATCATCATCTGAATATGTTGCAATACCTCTAGAACGTAAAGTTGCAACTACTAAATCATGGTACTCCTCAATAGGTGTACCTGAGTATGTAGTAACATATACTTCTG